GACGGACACCATTCGCATTTGTGACGTTTGGACGCTGCACACCAGTTCATAGACATGGCGCTCTACCCACGTTCCCGTGTGTTATGCCGGCATAGTGCAAACCCATACGCGGCCGTGAGTATTCCTAAATTGTCGAGCATGGCCTACGTGTTGGCGTCGGCGTGTATGTCGTCTAGACGCGCCTCTAAGCCCCACATGTCTTGCTTTAAGGCGTTGCCTTGGTGCGGCTGGTGCTCTAGTTCCTCGATGATTAGGTCGGCCTGCACGTCGGCAAGGCGGCTGAACAATGCGCGCAGCTCTGCGCGGTCTTGGTCTGAGAGTTTGCTCATTGGTAGTCGGGCCTTTCCCATTCGGTTACTTGTGCTGTGTAAATAGTTGGGTGCATTAAGAGTGACATGTCGTTTAGTTGTTCGCATGTTAGGTATATCGAGTTTTCATACTGTGGGGTGCCGTGCATTTTTATTTCGTAGCCCGTGGCCCAGCCGTGTATTAGTACTCTGTTGTTTTTGACTTGGGCGAGTATAAATACGTGGTTTTCGTCGTCGCCTTTACGTATGCGCAAATTAGGGTTTGGGTATTCTGTGCTGCGCACCTGGTAACTCAATACGTCAAAACCGCCGCGGTCATTCTCTAGGTCTAGCCAATGCTCACCTAGAGACTTGGCTACTGCGTACTCGCCTATAACGCCTGTTACGTGTGACTGCCACCAATGTTGCTTTTCATACGCAACGGTGCTCTGGCGTGGTTTGCGGTCTTTTTGCATGGCGCGTATGTTTCGGCGCGCACCACTAATCGCGCAATATTCCAATTCCTCGTAGTCGAGCGTTACTAGTACTTTGCTCATATGTCGCTCAGCCGCGCAATAACTGCGTCTAAGTCTTTTGGGTACCAGCAGTAACATTCGTAGTCTGCTTCGAGCAGGTACCGTTGCCAACGCAGCTGCGCGTCGGACTGTTTGTTGCGTCCTGCTTTTAGCTCTGCGAACACTAGGCCGCCAGTTGGGTGGCTGAGCACTAAGTCTGGGAACCCTGCATCGCCTTGAAAATGGGTGGCCCAACGCTCGCCCACTTGTGCCGGCTTAGCGTGGTAAATCAACCAGCCGCGCAGTTTGGCTACCGCGCACACTTGTTTCAAGAATTGGGCTTCAGTCATGCCGGCGTAGTTATTCGGCATCGCCGCGCCCAATGAATATGGCTTCTAGTAGTTCTGCTTGGCGTTTCCAGAACTTTAGTTCTGATGCCATTTCCTCGTACTGGTTTATGATTATGTTGAGTTCGCGCCTGAGGCTTTCGCATTGTTCGCGTGAGTCGTACAGCATGCTCGAGTATGCCCACAAGGCTTGCTCAGCCGGCATTTGGTCTATGTTGCTCATCATTTAACCTTTGGTATTGGTTTGATGTTTAAGAACATGTCTTTTGCCTCTGAGTAAGTCATTGGTGTTTCAGGGTCAAAATCTAGCCCACGTTCTGCGCACATTTGGGTAAGCATTTTTATTTGGTTTGGTGTCGCGCCGCCGCCGTTGCTTGCCTGTGTTTGTTCGCGTGCTGATAATCGAGCCTCACCTATTTGCTTTGACCGTGGCCCCATGACTGAAGTTGGCGTTTCGCGTGGGCTGTCAAGCACTGGGGTTGGTCGCGCAATGCTCACTACCTTGGTGCGGTCCTCTGCTGCCTCTTGACGCCCGAGTAACTCGTTGCTGCTTGCTATTGACTTGTCAATACCTAGGCCCATGTAGCCCAACGCGCGCCCCAAAACGCTGGTGGCCCCATTCATTTGCTCAGCATTTCTAGTGAAACTGGTTTTACCTGGATACGGCTCAAAGACATAAGCGGTTACGGGTATCGGGTCATCTGGGTCACGGCTCACAGTGACCGAGCATTCAATAAACAACTGGTCGCCCACTTGGGTTATCTCTGGTCGGTGCTCGACAATGCGCAGCTGCGGGTAAAGCGCTAAGGCTTGCTTAAGACGTGTCTTTACGTCTACGTACTCGGAAAGGTCAAAAGCCATTACTCGTACCTACCGCTTTCGTCATAGTTTTGTATCCAGTCAGCGGCCCACAATGTCACCAAGCCAAAAACTGTCATAACGCCTACAAATGCAAAAATGCCTGCAATGGTTCTCATTTTGTACCTCGCAATGCGTTGTCTATTGCGATGAGCAGTTGGTCAGTTTCGCCACCAAGTTGGGTGTGCCCGAGGTTGTGCAGTTCTTGCACGATGTCGTCGAGGCGGTCAATGATGCTCTGCTGTTTTGGTTCAAGGCTGCTGGGGTGTTCTAGCCGGCCAATGGCTTGGCGTAGGTCCTCGCATAATGCTGCGTCGTCCATTGCGTAGCTGTAAGCGTGTGCGCGCAGGTTTCGTATGAGCACGTCTGTTGCTTTGGGTCGAGTGTTCGCCCACAAGTTTGCTAGTGCTTGGTCTAAATGGTCAGTCGGGTTTACCATGATTGCTCTTTTCTAGTCGGGTTGAAAATAACTAACGGGTGTACGGTACCACAATTTTTGGCGCGCTGTTGCCTTTCCATGGTGCCCAGCCGTGGCGCTTAAATAGGGCTAAAGCGGCTTTAAGGTTTTTGCGTGGTGACCAAAGTTCAGTCATGGCTTTACGCACAATGCCAGACTCGACAAGAAACCGTTTATTGCTGCCGTTAATTTGCATGAGGCCGTAACTGCCGGTGTATGGGTCGCGCTGGTTCCATGCCCGCGCAAAGCCTTTAGACTCGCGCTTACATATCTGCATGAGGCGTGGTATTTCACGTTTCTGCCAGCCAACCTCTAGGGCTAGAGCTGTAAAGAGTTTGCAGTCAGGTTCTACCGCTGCTTGTGTTGAAGTTGCCGGCACCAGTAGTGCAGCTGTGGCGAGTACGCCAAGTAGTCGTTTCATGGTTTCTGCCTTTCGTCGGGATAGGTAAAAACCCTAATGGGCTTATTAAGTGTTTGCGCGTCTTTTGGCTAAAAGCCTTATGGTGTAACGGTTTCTGTGGGTGGTGCCCACACGTTGCCTAGGACGTATTCCCAGTGCCATGACTCGAAGCCTGGCTTGCTTGGGTCGCCTGTGCCGATGTACCAGCCGAAACGGTTGGCGTTTTTGACTAGCCATTGGAATGTTTTGCCGGACGCGTTAGCGAAATCTACAGCGAGTCCCCAGCCGTGGTTTGAGCCTTTAACGCCTGTCGGGTCGGGTGCCGCGCATGGTGCCATACCCTTTTTCAAGTACCACGTTTTGCCCTCAAAGGTGCGTGTAATGCCTCTGGTGTCGTCTGTGGGTTTCGGTGAGTAACGCTGCATGAACGCGTTGTATTGAATGCTGTAGGGCCTGTAGGTGTCAACCGTTGACGTTGGCTTCAATGTGATGCCGTCAGCCTTAGCGGCGTTCAACATGTGTTTATAACTACGTACCGCGCTCTTGTGTAGTTTGCCGCCTGGCACTGGTGCTAGCAGCTCATCGGGCAGTTGCCCGTTTTTGTGGCCGGCTAAATCTTTGGGCATTTTAATTTTCATTGTCGTGTACATCAGTTTGTCCAGTCAAGTACGCGCAAGTCCTCGGTTGCAGACTCAACGATTGCGTATATGGTTTCGCCGGCTGGTACGAAAAAGGCTGTTGGGGCGGTGTGTTTTTCTGTCGAGGTGCCGTTGGCAATGGTTACGTCTGGGCCGCCTAGGTACACGATGCCGTTGCCAATAACGTGGGTGTATATTTCGCGGTTGTAATTTTTGGCTGGCACCACTATTTGCGCGGTGGTGGTTACGGTGTATTTACTGCTTTTCATCGGTTCCCTCTTGGTCGTCTGGTATGCCGTTGTTATTTAAGTCTTGCTTGCCGCTGCTCGCTATCATCGTGCCCGAAAGGGTGCCGGTCAGAAACATAACCACGGGCGTCATAAGCTCAAAGAACTTGGCGTCTACGGGTGAAAGCTCTGAGCCTTGGTACACAAAGAGCAAACCAAAAAGCATTAGCGCCATGGTTAAAGCAAGAATGCCAGCAAGGACTAGCCCAACAATGAAACGCAGTCGAGCGTTTAACTCGTTAGGCGTTAGGCGTGGCTTGGTTAACACTGCCTTGCTTCTACTGTGTCTGTGGTCAGGTTGACCGCGCTTAAAGACTTGTTTTTAGTTATTGGGCAGGGCCGTTCCTCAACGCGATTACCGCAAGCTACAAGGATTGACGCAAACAAAAGCGCCACAAAACTAGCCCGCCAGATCATCTTTGCCTTCTTCAGTCCAGCCGCTTGCAAGTAGCGCCTCGTATTCTTCTTCGGTCATTTCGCGTACTTCGTCGTCAATTTGTATGTTTGGTCGCGCCATGGTTATGCCTTTCGATATCCGTAAACGGTGACAGTTCCACCAGTTAAAGTCCCACTCTCTGGGGTTAATACAAACGCTGTATATGAACTTGAAACCTTATGAATGCCAGCCAACGAACCAGAGTTGCTTGAACCTTCATAACCTTGAGAATATAGCCGCGTATATTTTGATAAAAATGGCGACATAAGAGTGAATTGAGCTATAAAACCATCTGAACCGTAGAGACCGCCTACCCAGTTCCATTCGGTTGCGTTATTGTTGTTTGCCATTGACGGGCTACCACCAGTATAACTTCCATAAATTAAAGTTGAGTAGTAACCAGTAGCGGAACCGCTTAAAGCCAATTTTATTGCTCCACTACTTGAACTTGATGTCGTGCCATTAACAGCGATCAGATAATTATCGTAATCTGTTGAAAAAGCAGAAGATACGGTCACGCTTGAAACAGCAGTGCCGACAGTTTGCGATTTAACGTAAACAAAACCGCTGTTCGCTAGGTATGTGTTTGTGTCCGATGCGGTCAACACTTCGCCAGTAGTGAAAGTTTTTATAGCCATTAGTACCCCAGTCTATTTGAGTCAAGTTTGCCGAAAGTAGCATTGTCAAGGATTAGGTAAGCGTTAAGGTCGGCGGCCGAAACGTAGTACGTGTATCG